CAAAGAGAATTAGGATGCCTCTCAATTATAAGTTATTCAATCTAAATTATTTGTTCACTTTAACATAGATTGATGCTGTTTTCGTCATACCCCACTTGTCAAGAATATTGATGTTGACTTTACAAGTAGGAGCATTTATAATGGCTCCTGCGGTCTGATTCTTTCCAATAGTAACAGTGTTCATTTTTTGTTCTGTTCCAGACTGTGCAGCAGCTTCAGTTCCCATCTTAAACTCAGTGTTGTCAATTGTCAGATAAGTTTTAGCGTCATCATCTGCTAACTCAACCTTAACCGATACAATTCTATTATCATCAAAGCCATAGTCATTAGCACGAGCATCTTTTCTGATGAAATCACTTTCTAGTATTTCGACAGTACCTGTTCCTTCTATTTCAATCGGATTATCCTCTTTCTCACCTTTCTGTACATCTTTTCCGTCGATTTTGAACTTCTTCACAAAATCGAAACTACCTTGATAAATTTCAGATAATACTTTCAAGTTAAATTTGTCAACAATAGCATTCAAACGAGTATTTCCGAATGGTGCATAAGTAACCGTAATACTACGACTTGTATTAACACCACCGTGTAAAGGAGAAGGTTCGACTGAAATTGCCCCATTATCAGTACCTTGTTCTGTTAACCATGCTTTAGCTACTTTGTTACCACTCTTTTCCGGTATTACTTCTGTGAATTTCACAAAGCTATTAGTTGTTTCATCACCTTCAAGAATAGAATTAGCTTGATACAAGGTATAAAGGTTGAAAGAAATAAGTTTAGGACTATTACCTTCATATACTTTACCGTAAGCTACAGCATTCTCTTTGTCCTCAAAGTAAGCAGTTGCATGTTTGAATGTATACAGATTCTTCGGCTGATCTACAGTAATTTTGAATGTAGTTTCATACAAATATTCATTACCCAGCTCTGAATTGTTTTGATCATATTTTTTATTCTTGAATTTAACTGTTGCGGTATGAGGTACAGCAGCAATATATTCAGGATCGAATGTAGCTTTGATTACATATTTAGTAATGTTTGCTTCTGCATTCGTTTCTTTACCTTTTGCATCCAGACCTTGTAATACTAAAGTAATACTCTTAGAAGTCTGATTTTCGTATGTCAGATTCGGTACTTTATTAATTGTTACTGTCACATCAGTATATTCAATTTCGGAATCAATGCCATTAATAGACTTTTTAATTTCATCTACTGAAGGACCAACAATTTCAGAAGTAGCTGTTAATTTCTTGCCATCTACAACCCAAGTCATATCTTTGATTTCAGCCTGTTTAGCTACATAAGCAAAGGTCAGTTCTACGTCAGTACTAGCAACTGTTCCACTAACAGGAAGATAGTGAATCTTAATCTTCATTTTACCTTCCTTCTTTGCAATAATTGTATTCTTATCTTTATCAAATGTTGCATCCACCTTAGCAGCTTCGTCCTTAGTAACTTCATAATAGTAAGCTACCACCTTATCTAATTCACTGTTAAACAGTTCATCCAAATTATAGCTCTTCTGATAAGTCAAGGCTTCGTCAGGAGCAGTAAACTCGACTTCTGGTTGGTCTTGTTCTGTAGCAGCTTTAGCCGCAACCTTTACGTCATATCCGGAAATGATTTCATTGCCCCATGCATCTTTTGTTGTAAGAGCATAAGCAGTATTCTCTTCCAAGGCCTTCAATTCTGTATCAGTTACTCCATTTGCAAATCTGAGAGTCAAATCATAAACACCTTTGTTAGCAGTAGGTTCTTTTTCTGGGTCTGCTACACGAGTCAAAGCATCTACACTAAAATTATCTGCAATATTAGCTACAACAAAGCTAGTATTACCTTTAGAATCTGTCAGACCGATTTCGTAAGCCTGAATATCTGCAGCTTTCAGATTCACCGGATTAATCAAAGCGTGAATCTTACTACCACCTCTGGCAATAAGTAAATCACCTGCTTTCTTAAATTTATCATTTCCATTAAATTTGATGTCTGTGGTTGCTTTATGATAATACAGAGTCGCTTCAGCTTGTGTAGAGCCTAAATCAACAGTACCATCCTCTTTTACACCTAGCACACTCATACCGGTGATACGAGCAGATTTCGGCATAGAAACCTTTTCCCATTCTCCTGTTTCCTTATTGAGAATATTCAATACCCAAACCAATGGATTGCTAGCGTCAGCACTTACATAGATATCTGTAGCAGCTTTAACATTTGTTTTTTTA